GCATCTGTAGTGTAAGTGGTTTCACCCTTACCGCGTTTTATATCGGCGTTTGTTTTTGTATCGTAAGCCTCGGCAGAAAGCCTGCCACCTTCTTTTTTTCTGACTCGGAGTTTAGTACCATCAGGCAACTCGTATAAGTTTCCCTTAGTCAGATTGGGGTTATTTTTTAGGTGTTGTCTGGCAGCCTCCCTAGCCTCAGCCCGTGTAGCGACGGGTATAAAGGTAGGCATTAAAAAAGCGCCCCTTTCGGAGCGCGGTATTTATAAGTTGTGGTTTATGAGATGTGGGAAAGAATCAAGCCTTCCCTAAGTAAATTCATTCCAAATTTGGCTCTCATCCAAGAGCGCCAGTGGTTACTTCCTTTGTCCTGATTACAACAGGTACACGCTGGTACGACATTCGATGAGATGTCTTCACCCCCAAGAGAACGAGGATGTACGTGATCAAGTGTGAGTTCATGTAAGTCATAAGTAATTCCGCAATAAACACATGTGCATCCAAAGTGTTCTTTGATGCTGCGCCTCCAAAGGCGCTTAGCTTCTGGAGACGTCATGGTTATTAGGTTGTATAGGTAGTGATCAGGAGTTGGAAGTAAAGGGGTCATTTGGTACGGCTAGCTCTGTTTTTCGATCTCGCTTGAGGTCGTCCTTTAGTAGTACTGCCTTTGTAGTGAGCAGCATCACGTGGATCACCCTTGCGGATCTTTAGTTGACGCCGTAGTCGATTTGCGTTTACACGCAGTGCTTTACCCTTTTGTGTTTTGTTGTATGCCTTTTGTTGGGATTTATGGTTCCCGTTAGCGTATTTAGGACCGCTAAAGCGCTTTTCCATAAAGTCTCCGCTGTACCATTTCTGGATCTATTTCAGGCATGACATTGGCAAGCTTGGACAAGGGGTTACCGTCATAGGCAACACCACTGATGTCGTTAGTTTTAAGCCAGTCACACGCTGCCTTTAGATCTTGAGTTGTCGCTTCACCCGTTTTGATTCGAGCTAGGAACTCTTTAGTGACGAGGTTGTGCAGTTCATTGAACTGATCCTCCGTCGCTTTCTTTTTTGTCATTAGCCACAATTGGTATTACGTCATGACAAAGAACTTCTACACGGCTGCCGGGTCTAAACATAAACCCAGCTTTCATAATTTCTGTACATTTAAGAGCGCGAACAAGTTCGTAATCAAGACGTAGTTTTTGTTCGTGTTTTCTAGCTATGCTTTTGCACAACTCAATCATTCCAAAATCAAGAGGAACGCTAAAGTTGAGCTGCATACCAAAGTTATTGTTGCGGACATATCCCGTTGAATCAGTAGGGATAGTGTCGTTACCCATGTAAAACGGGCTGAGCTGCATTGTAGCCCCGTTACAGCTAACATTATTGGCAAAGTATTGACGAGACGGTGCTCCATTGTTTTGGAATTGCACCGCCTGATTAGTAACATTGCCCGTTGCTGCTGCTACGGGGTTAGAGCTGTTTTGAACTGTTGGATCTTCAGCAGCCAACGCTGGGCTTACTGAGAGAAGACCGATAGCGAGGTAGTGACTGAGGTTGATTCGATTACCTCGTCGATGCTGATGGACTCCACGACTCCCGCATCCCGAACGACAGTCTCCAGTTGAAACTGTTCGCCTGCGTTGGTTACGGAATAGGTTGTGGAGTCGCTCAAAATATCCCCACTCGGGGTGACGTTTGTTCCAGACCATGATTTGTAATCACCACCCATGATCTCGGTTTCGATAGTTCGCTCGATGTCAATGGTGGTAGTAGTGGTTGATTGCATAGACCCCTGAGTAAAATTAGGGGTAACTTGCTGGGCTGCAGCTGGTGAAGCCAAAAACAAAAGGATAAGTAGTTTTTTCATGGGTCTTTTTTCTTAGGTTCGTCTTCAGGTTTAGATCTGTTGTTTGAAGTATTAAGTCCAAAAGTGGCAAGTGCACCAGTAAAGACGCTGGCAACAAAGGTAATGTCACCACCACTCTGACCTTTTTTAATCATAGGAATATCTACGTAGTTAAGGGTGATAATAAAACCACTCCAAACAACTACACCAAGGCGAACAAAAGTCCCAAGGATTTCAATGTCCTTTTCTGCATGTTCTTTTACCTTCTTTAAGAAGGGCTTTTTTTCTTCTTTGTTAGTTTGCTCCATGCTTGTTTAAGAACGGGCTTCATTACCATCACTAGATATTTAAAAATTGAAGTAGCAGTAAGGGTGGCAGCAACAGAAATAAAAGCTGTTGTAGCTGCTGCAGTCATAATTTCTGTTGACGGCATTGGTATTTCTTGATCCAAGAAAGGCACGTCAATCATTTGCACCTCTTTAGGTTTAGGTGCTTTAGTTTTTGTTTTGTCTGGCGACTTATCCTCGCTTGATCCCTTTACTCCCGGTGGCGGGCGCAGGTCGCTAGGAGGGACTACAAGGGGCTTGTAAGAAGGTATCCTTGCCCTTGGTACATCTAGGACCGGCGCAGGCATCACAGGCGCTTCTGGAAGCGTTAGAGAAGGGAATGAAGGAGGATCACTCCACGTTGGCACCGAACAGTCCGCGTTCGATGAACTTCACTGCTTCATCATCCACAGTGTTGTCGGTTTGTTCTGCCAGTTTGGTCAACATGTCTACGATAAGACGTTTGACCTTTTCAGAGTTGATAAATGAAAAGAGGATTGGACGGATAAGGGTGATCATTCTTCAGTAGGGGTAGGTTCCGGGGTAGGCTCTGGAGTTGGCTCGGGTTCGGGCTCAGGTGCCGGTTCCCAGCTGTTAAAAGTTGAACCAGTCACGTACTCAGCAAGGGCTGCAACGTCCTCACAAGCAGCGATAGCAGTCTCCTTTTCGTTGCTCAGCGTGCGGACCTCACCACGACGGGAGAGAACCTCAGCAGGAACAGCAGCACTGTTCTCTGCTTGACGGACGACATACCAGTCGGTCTGGCTAAGCATGGAACCTGCTGCTTCTTTGACCTTTGCAGTCCAGGTTGCCTTGAGTTGATCGAGATCTTTGGGGTTATCGACACCCCAGTAGAACCGCTGATCCCACACAGCCTCTGGCTGATCCGGGACTTCAACAATACCAATGGCTTGCTTTTCCTCCAAAGAAGTTAGGCGCAGCCAATTAGACGGATATTGCATTCCGTCGTGAACAAATGCCTTGTCATAACGCAAGGTCTTACCATCGAGTTGTAGCATAGTAAATAATGTTTTAATTAGCGTGCGCGGGCGGTTTTGAAGGGATGCTCAGCAAATGCGGCGTAGATGTAGGTGGCGCCAGATCCATTGTCTTCGTCACCAGAAGTGCGAATCTTAAATCCATTGCTCAGCAAATCAACCCTGTCGCCAGAGGCAGTTGTTTCTGCATCATTTGCGTTTGCCAGAAGAGTATGATCACATGCGTTTATTGGGTCGCGTGCAGCGTCATACATTTTCCAACCTCGCGCCAATGTTGAACTTTTGATCATGATCCACCTTGGCCTAAACCCGGTGTGGACAAACGGACCATTAGATGAACCGTTGCCGGTGTACGAACCAAACGCGCTATAGCCTTCGACAGGTGCGAAGCAATATGCGATGTAGTCATCACCGCTTTGATTAACGCCATTTGCAGAACCAACGCCAAATACAGAGCTGGTAGGCGCAGTATTCCATACTGTTGAATTGTTGTCTTTTCCTGCGGTAGTAAATCGCAGAAAATCCTGGGAGCCTAGTGAGTCATGATAAATAATCCAATTAACAGAAGAGCTTCTTGTCTTGGCAATAATAAATTTCGGTGCATTTAATCCGTGACCTATTGTTGCGTTGGCACCCGTCCCCGTATAACTAACAATCGAGAACCCAGCAGACGGATTGGCGCGGACACTAGAAGTAATGCCGCCGTCAGTGTTGCTGACCGTTGACGTTCCACCGTCCCAGGCCCAGCCAACGTAAGTGCTAGCGCCATCATTAACAACACCGCTAGTTCCGATAGAAAAACCGTCGCTAAGAAAAGCATTCAAATAACCAGTCTCAGTTCCTTCCGATTGCGTGTCGTTAGGGACAAGATTTTCAGTGGCTCCACGCACTGTATCCATCAAGGAATGGTTGCCAGTATCACTTCGTTTTTTGATCCACACCAAATCCGGACTAAAACCTAATCCAGTAATGTCCCTTTGCGTATCATTCCCGCTGTAAAGCGTAGTATCAAACGCCGTTGAACCATCGGCAATCGTTGGGTCCGGTAGATTCGTTGTGCATAGCCCTTTGTAACCTGAAGGTGGAGCGTAGGTGAACGAACCACGCTGCCCAAAATTCCAAATGCCGCCTGTAGTTCCAACA